GGGTAAGCCCACGCTGGCCCTCAGCACAGACAAGCGTGAGGCCTACAACCCCGCCGCTGCTGACTTTGCCGGGGTGGCTGCCAATGAGTAAGTACCAGACCTGCGCCCATTCCGCCCCGTGGCTGCCACCCATCCCGCTGGATGATGAGGAAAAGGGCTACCCCGTGGGCCGTTTCTGCAAGCACGCCTGCCGCAGTATGGCGGTCATCCGTGACCCGGCAGTCTGCGAGAGCTGCACGCAGTACACAGACCCCGCCAAGCTCATCACCATCAACACTGGGGACTACCACGCAGACATCTATTTTGACCGGCTGGAGGACATGCCCCTCTCCAACATCCGCAAGGTTTTCAAGCTACTCCTGGCGGACCCGTGGAGCAATGAGGGGGCCATCCGTCAGATGACCCTCTACCTGGATGCCGCCGTGATTGAAAGCAAAGAGGCCTGGAAACAGGCCAGTATTGAGTATCAGAACGGCTGGCGCAATGTGTTCAATAAGAAAAGCCGCCTAAAAGAGGACCGCCAAAAGCTCCGGGAAAACAACCGGCTGACCGCTGCCGTAAAGCGGAGCAAAGCCCGGCATGAGCGCTGGGTGAAACTTCAAACCTGCTGGGCTGAGGCCCAGCCTGATGCAAACACCAGAGTGTAATTTAACTGTAAAGGAGATCAAAAGATTATGTATCAGAATGATGCCATGAAAGTCCTGACTGGTGAGGTCCGCCTCTCCTATGCCAACCTGACCACCCCCAGAGCCGCCCAGCAGGGCGGTGAGCCCAAGTATTCCGTCACCCTGCTCATCCCCAAGAGCGATGCCGCCACCAAGGCTGACATTGACGCTGCCATCCAGGCCGCCGCCAGTGATGCCCTGGCCAAGGTGTGGAACGGTGCCCGCCCGCCCATGCTCAAGGTGCCCATCTACGATGGTGACGGCGTGCGGCCCTCCGGTGTGCCCTTTGGTGATGAGTGCAAGGGCCATTGGGTGATGACCGCCTCCACCAAGAACAAGCCCCAGGTGGTAGGCATCGACAACATCAACTGCGAACTGTCCCCGGCGGACATTTACAGCGGCATGTATGGCCGTGTCACCGTCCGTTTCTTCGGCTACTCCAACAGCGGCAACAAGGGCATTGGCTGTGGTCTGGGCAATGTTCTCAAGACCCGTGACGGGGAGCCCCTGAGCGGCCAGGCCTCCGCTGCCTCCGACTTCGCCGGGCTGGGCGGCACTCCTGCGGCCGCTCCCACCTACGGTGCGGCGATGCCCGCCACCCCCGGTGCCTACGGTGTCCAGCCTGCGGCCCCCGCCGCCCCTGCTGCTCAGGTGCCCTGGGCTACCACCGGCGGCATCAACCCCATCACCGGCCAGCCCATGTGATAAGGAGGAGTGACTGATGAACACCAGATTTGATGGCCAGCTCTGGATTGGGGCCTTTGGCGTGACCCTTGAGGTCAAAGAGATGGAAACCGGCCACCTGCTCAACACGGTCAAGATGCTTTTGCAGAAACCCGCCCGTGTGCAGGCCATGCTTGTGGCCGACATTGAGAACGCCGCCTTTGCGGAGCCCCAGGCGTGGACCGCCAACCGCAAGGAGGACATCCGCAAGGTGTCCGTCCACAACATCACCAGCCTCTCCGCTGCGGAGCTGGTGGAGTATGTCAAGGGCACCACGCTTTTCAATACCATGCTGGCGGAGCTGGAGGCCCGTGGCGTGAACACGGAGAACATCATGCAACTCTACACCATGGATGAGGCTTTCCGCAATTAAGAAAGGATGACACCATGCACCATCTCAGCATTGACCTTGAAACCTATTCAAGCGTGCCGATTGCTAAGGCCGGGGCGCAAAAGTACATCTCCAGCCCGGACTTTGAAATCCTGCTCTTTGCGTACAGTGTGGATGGTGCGCCTGTTGAAATCATTGACCTGGCACGGGGGGAACGCCTCCCCCCGTGGCTGGTCCAGGCCATCACCTCCCCGGAGTACATCAAGCACGCATACAACGCCCCCTTTGAGTGGGGCTGCCTGTCCAAGTTTTTGGGCACCCTACCGCCGGACCAATGGCGCTGCACCATGTTCCACGGCCTCTATTGTGGCTACACAGCAGGCCTGGATGCCACTGGCAAGGCCCTGGGGCTTGCTGAGGACAAGCGCAAGCTCAACACCGGCAAGGCGCTCATCCGTTATTTCTGCGTCCCTTGCGCCCCTACAAAGGCCAATGGAGGCCGCACCCGCAACCTGCCCCAGCACGACACCGACAAGTGGGAGCTGTTCAAAGAATACTGCCGCCAGGATGTTGTGACTGAGATGGAGATTGAGCGGCGGCTCTCTGCTTTCCCCGTGCCGGACTTCGTGCAAAAGCAATGGGAAACGGACCTCATCATCAATGCCCGTGGCGTGGCCGTGGACATGGACCTGGTGAGCGGTGCCCTCTATCTGGGCAATGTGACCCGCCAAAACCTCACCCAGGAGGCCATGAAAATCTCCAAGCTGGACAACCCTAACAGCGTGGCACAGCTCACGCAATGGCTCCAGGAGGCCATGGGAGAGGAGCTTGCGGACCTCCGCAAGGACACCGTGGCCCGCCTGCTGGGCAAGGAGGACAACAGCCCCCAGGTCCAGCGGATGCTTGAGATACGCCAAGAGCTGGGCAAGACCAGCACCAAAAAGTATGACGCTATTGAGGCCGCTGTGTGCCCGGATGGCCGTGTCCGTGGGCTGCTCCAATTCTATGGGGCGAACAGGACGGGGCGCTGGGCAGGCCGCCTGGTGCAGGTCCAGAACTTGCCCCGCACTTATACAGAGCCGCTGCCGCTGGCCCGTGAACTGGTGGAGCACCGCAAGCTGGATGCCCTCCGGCTGATCTATGGCTCCGTGCCTGACACTCTCAGCCAGCTCATCCGCACCGCCTTTGTGGCCCCGGAGGGCCATGTCCTCATTGACGCTGACTTTTCGGCCATTGAGGCCCGTGTCATCTCCTGGCTGGCCGGTGAGCAATGGCGGCTGGAGGTGTTCCGCACCCACGGCAAAATCTATGAGGCCTCTGCCTCTCAGATGTTCGGCGTGCCCATTGAGCTCATCAAAAAGGGCAATCCAGAGTATGCACTCCGGCAAAAGGGCAAGGTGGCAGAGCTGGCCCTGGGCTACCAGGGCAGCACCGGCGCACTCATCAACATGGGAGCCTTGGACATGGGCATCCCTGAGGAGGACCTGCCGGACATCGTGAGCCGCTGGCGTGAGGCCAACAAGCGCATCCGTGACCTGTGGTATTCCATGGACACTGCCGCCGTGCAGGTCATCACCCAGGGCGGCAGTGTGGGCATCAATGGCCTGCTGCTGGCCCGTGAGTATGACTACAACCAGGGCACCGACTGTTTCACCATCCAGCTCCCCTCTGGCCGCAAGCTCTACTATGTGAGCCCCGGCATTGGTGAAAACCAATGGGGCAACCCCTCTATCTCCTACATGGGCATGGACCAGAAAACCAAACGCTGGAAACGCATCGAAACCTACGGCGGCAAGTTGGTGGAAAACTGCGTCCAGGCCATTGCCCGTGACTGTCTGGCGGACACCATTGAACGCCTGGAGGCCGCTGGCCTGCCGGTGATTTTCCACATCCATGATGAGGTGGTCATTGACATTGCCCCCTGGGCTGATGAGGACACCATGCTGGACACGGTGGTCAACATCATGCGCCAGCCCATCCCGTGGGCCGCTGATCTGCCGCTCAACGCTGATGGCTGGGTGGGCACATTCTTCAAGAAAGACTAAATAACTGACGAGCCCCCCCCCCGCTACCAATGCGGTGGTGGGCTGAGGGAGGCTTTTATGCAAATCCTTGTTGCCTGCGAGGAAAGCCAGGCGGTCACCATAGCTTTGCGAAAGCTGGGCCATGAGGCATACAGTTGTGACCTCATCCCATGCTCCGGCGGCCACCCTGAGTGGCACATTCAGCAAGATGTGCTCCCTTTGCTCAACGGCTACTGCTTTTTCAAGACCTGTGACGGCTCCGCACATTATGTGCTGGGGCGGTGGGACATGCTCATTGCTTTCCCGCCGTGCACCTATCTGACCAATGCCAGCGCCGTCCGCATGAGGGTAAAGGGTGAGATTGTGGCGGAGCGATATGCCAAAGCAATGGAGGCCAAGGCTTTCTTTATGAGCTTTCTGAGCGCCGACTGTGCAAAGATCGCCGTGGAAAACCTCACTCCTTTGAAAATCGTGGAGCTACCGCCCTACACCCAAGCAATACAGCCGTGGCAGTTTGGGCACCCGTACACAAAGCGGACATGCCTGTGGCTCAAAGAGCTGCCCCTGCTGGTCCCCACCGAAATCATCACGGAGGGTGTCACCCCATGGGTAAATGGCGGATGCAAAGACGCACATGGGAACTACCGGCGCTTTCAAGGCCGCAGAGAACGGGACCCCATCAACAGGGCAAAAACTTTCCCCGGCATAGCTGCCGCAATGGCAGAACAATGGGCCGGGCCCGTGACTACTTAATAATCAGCCCCCCCCGCTGTTTGCGGAGGCGGGGCGTGGGAGGCACACATGAAATACATTGCATCGTGCTCCTTTGGCAAGGACAGCCTGGCCATGGTGCTCATGCTCATAGAGCGTGGTCTGCCGCTGGATGAGGTGGTCTTTTATGACACCGGGATGGAGTTTCAAGCCATCTATGACCTGCGGGATGATATGCTCCCGATATTCCAGCAGCACGGCATCAAATACACAACACTATACCCGGACAACCCTTTTCTCTATGACATGCTGGAGCGTCCCGTCAAGGGGCGTGAGCGGCGTGGGTATGGCTGGTGTGGCGGCCTGTGCCGCTGGGGCACCACCTGCAAGCTGCGGACCATTGACCAGTATGCAGAGCGCCAGGGCGCAAAGGTCTATGTGGGCATTGCCGCAGATGAAACGCCCAGGCTCCAAAAAGAGCGCAAGCCCTACAAGCTCTTTCCGCTTGCGGAGTTTGGCATGACTGAGGCGGACTGCCTGCAATATTGCTACTCCGCCGGATATTTCTGGCTGGAGGGCTCCATCCGGCTCTATGACATTCTGGACCGTGTTTCCTGCTGGTGCTGTTGCAACAAAAACCTCAAGGAGCTCAAAAACATCCGCCAGTATCTCCCAGAGTATTGGGAAAAGCTGAAACACCTACAAGCCCAGTTAGAGCGCCCCATGAAAGGCTTTTACAAAGGCCAGCCCCGTGGCGTGTTTGAACTGGATGAACGCTTTGCAAGAGAGGACCGTGACACATGAAAATCATTAACCCCTATACCGAAATCCTCACCCCGCTGGATGGCCAGGCTATCCTCCAGCACATTGAGCTGTGCGGGCGGGTCTGCTACAAGTCTGAGGACAAAATCACCGACACCAGCGCCGCCAAGTTTGTGGCGGGCATCATCAAGCGTGGCCATGAGGCCGTCCTGGAACACTTTGACATCACGGTCAAGTTTGTGTGTGACCGGGGTGTGTCCCATGAAATTGTCCGGCACCGCATGGCCTCCTACTGCCAAGAGAGCACCCGCTACTGCAACTATTCCAAGGATGTTTTTGGCAGTGAAATCACCGTCATCCGCCCCTCTTTCCTGACGGAGGGCACACCGGGCTGGCAGTATTGGAAAGTGGCTTGCAGAATGGCTGAAAAGTCATATTTTGAGCTGCTGGACTGGGGCTGCACCCCGCAAGAGGCCCGTGCTGTTCTGCCCACATGCCTCAAGACCGAGGTGGTGATGACAGCCAACCTGCGAGAATGGCGGCATTTCTTCAAGCTGCGGACCGCCCCGGCGGCGCACCCGCAGATGCGTGAGGTGGCCATCCCGCTGCTCCACCAGATGCGCTCCCAGGTGCCGGTCATCTTCGATGATATTGAGGAGGCCGCCCATGAAACTGTGTGACCGCTGCCCCCAGGCTGGCTCTTGCCTGTTGAACTATCTGGGCAAGGCTTGCCACAAGCTCCGTATGCAGGAGTGCCCGGAGGTGGTCCCCACCACGCTGGAGCTCATGCACAACATGGACGCTGAGGAACTGGCCGCTTTCCTCTCCAAGACCTTTTGCCAGTCCCTTGGAAAAACGCAACTTTTGGAATGGCTCAATAAGGAGGTGCCCAATGAAACGCTCTGAGATTTTGGAGGCCGCCCGCTGCTGTGTCTGCGGTGAGCGTGAGCAGGACTATGGCACGCCGGAGGACAGCTTTGGCCTTATTGGACAACTGTGGACCGCCTACATGGGCACGCTGTTCACCTCTAAGGATGTGGCCATGATGATGGCGCTGCTCAAGGTAGCACGCATCAAAGCTGGGGACAAAGCTGACAGCTTTATTGATCTGGCGGGCTATGCGGCCTGCGCCGGTGAAATCGTGACAGAAAGGAGCCGCCCCTATGAAAAAGCGGAAACCCAGACCCAGGAGTGAAAAGCCCCGGATGTGTGACCCCGGCATGTGTGACTGCTGCCAGTACATTGGTGAGGGTGACTTCATCTGTGACAAAGGCCCCGGCCAGCCGGTCCTTGTGGTTGAGGACTGGCAGCCCAATGAGAACGCCGGGCGCT